GATATGCCCCAACGACGTTTGCAATTTTGAAGGCTTGAATCCCATCCCCGATGATAAGGGCGGAAATGAATACCTGCGCCCGTTGAACATGGTCCCCGCCGGCACGGTCTATGTACCTCCCATGTCCACGGATCTGCCCGATCCTCTAGATAAGGCGGCTCCGGGCACCGACAATCCGAAAGACACGCCGGCTCCGGACACACCGGACGATGAAGGCGCGGACGCGCGGAAGCCTAGCGAAAATCTTTTGAAGGCATTCGCCACAGAGGCCGCGCGGCGTGTCGTGAGAAAAGAAGTGACGGCGCTGAGAAAGACGCTCGCGCGCGGGGCAAAAGTATTTGACTCCGCGGTATTCCGCATCGAGGTGAAGAAATTTTATGGGGAGCATCGCGCGCTCGTGGCGCAGACCATGTGCATCTCGCCAGAGGAAGCCGCGCGCTACGCAGAGACGAATTGCAAGCTGGTGTGCGAAATAGCCGAGTCGGAAGAGAAATGCTCGGCCCTCGATTGGATCGAGGATACCGCCCCAGAAGCGCTCGCGAAGATGGCGCTGGGAGCAAAACGAGAAAGCGTGAAGGCAGAGGCGCAAATACGGTGAGCCGCGCTTTCAGTACGCCGGTGGCTCCTGCATTCGGTTCACGGGGCACGGTCATCACGATCAACGGAGACCGGTTGGCCGAGGTGACTGTGCTTCGCATTTGGAAACGGATCCAAATCGAGGCGAATTACATTCCTGACGATCCGGCGCATATCGCTATCGTGCGAGCTTTGGGAAGCGGCCAGACTGTTTCAGTAGGAATACAGTTCAACGACGACCTCGGGACCACAAAATCTTTCCCTTCCGTGAAAGTGGATGGTTATGTAGATTTCCCTGTTGGCGAGGCCGTAAAGCTAAAGTTCGGTTTTGAGGTGCCTTCATGAGGTACGAGCACGTCATGGCGGAGGTATTCCGCAAGCCGTGGGCGATTTTGCCGGAGAAGCTGCAGGTGATTGCGGAACTGATGGCCCTGCGAGCGTCGGGCGGCCGGCTCTCCGAGGAAGAGATTCACGCGCGTCTAGATGCGGCGGCAATCTCCGCCGGCCCACGCTCGCAGCAGAGTTATGGCGCCGTGGCCGTAATTCCGATTCGCGGAGTGATTTCGCAGCGCGCGAATCTCATGAGCCAGATTTCGGGCGGGACTTCGATCGACAAACTCACGGCGCAGTTTCGCCAGGCGCTGGGCGATGCAAGCGTGAAAGCGATCGTTTTTGATGTGGACAGCCCGGGTGGCGGCGTCGATGGCGTCCCGGAGCTCGCCGATGAGATTTACAAATCGCGGGCGCAAAAGAAAACCGTTGCGATTGCCAATGGGATGGCGGCGAGCGCGGCGTATTGGCTGGGGGGTTCCGCTCAAGAGATCGTCGTAGTTCCCAGCGGCCAGGTAGGATCGATCGGGGTCTTCGCGGCGCACGAGGATGTTTCCAAGGCGATCGAACAGGCGGGCGTGAAAGTCACTCTCGTGAGCGCCGGAAAATATAAGACCGAAGGAAACCAATTCGAGCCGCTCGGTGAGGAGGCGCGCGCCGATCTACAGTCGAAGGTGGACGCCTTTTATGGAATGTTCGTGAAGAGCGTCGCGCATGGCCGCCGGGCTTCGCAGGAAGATGTGCGGGGAGGATTCGGGCAGGCGCGTATGGTGCTCGCCGCGGACGCCGTAAAATTGGGAATGGCGGATCGCGTGGCCACGATGGACGATACTCTCGCGCGCCTGGGAGCGAGCGCCGGAAACCCGGCACGGATGGCGGCGGCAGGATCGGGTGCGCAACTGCGGGCGGACGGCTGGGATGACGCTCCAGCCAAGGGAAATAATTGTCTCTGCGGGTGCGAGGCTTGCAGCGCCGATGATTGTGCGAACTGCTCGGATTCCAATTGCGCGGATTCGAGCTGCGAACACAAACCGCGAGCTATGTCCGCACTCGACCGCCGACGCCGTGAGCTCGACCTGCACTAAAACAAGTTTCGCCGGCTGAAACCGCCCGATGGCGCCGCCGCCGGCAATTCACGAAAAGCGAAGAGCCCTAACCGTAAGCGTCCGATGACGCCGAGGCGTGGAGATCTGCGCAAATCATAAAAAGGAGAAAGCAATGCCAAATATTAAACTATTTCGCCAGCGCGCGACGGAGAGCAAGAAAAAACTCCGCGCCATGCTGGACAAGGCCGCGGCCGAAAACCGCGACCTGAACGAAGCCGAAGGCGCGGCCTATGACGATGAACTGAAGGCGATGGTGGCGACGGAAAAATCCATCGAACGCGAGGAAGCGCTGCTCGAACGCGAGCGGCACATGACTGCGGTCGAGGATATAAACGAAGCGGCGTCCGCGGCTGCCGGAGCTCCGGGACAGAAAACCGGTTTCACGAGCCTCGGCGATCAGCTCATGGCTATCGTGCGGCACGAACGCACTATGGGGAAAGACTCCGACCGGCGTCTATTTGCGGCCGCGGCAGGCCTCAGTGAAGCGGTTCCCTCGGACGGCGGATTCCTCGTGCAAAAGGATTTCTCAGCCGAGCTGCTGATGCGTATGTATCAAACAGGTCAGATCGTCAGTCGTTGCCGGAAGATCCCGATTTCCGGAAACGCCAACGGCTTAAGGATCAACGCCATCGACGAAAAGTCGCGGGCAGACGGATCAAGATGGGGTGGAGTTTTGGGGTACTGGATAAATGAGGCAGCTGTTAAGACCGCCAGTCGGCCGAAATTCCGGCGCATCGAGATGCAACTCAATAAGCTCATCGGCCTTTGCTATGCGACCGATGAGCTCTTGGACGACTCGACCGCTCTGGAGGCCGTGATCCAAACGGCATTCGCGGAAGAAATGGTTTTCAAAGTGGAGGATGCCATCATCAACGGGACCGGAGCGGGACAGCCGCTCGTGATCATCAATAGCGGGGGTGTGATTCAGCAGGCCAAGGCCTCCGGCGATACCGGCGCGGTGATCACAACCGCCGACATTTTGGCGATGTGGGGCC